CTACGACCAAATACAGCGGTGGCTGCGGTCATGGCGTGCGCTGCCTACGGGTCAGAACAACCTAAAGCGCACGTCACAGCACACACTGCAACTTGACGCCCAAGCCGGCCATTATTTACCGGCTGACGCTGGCGTTGAGCTTCTCATCACTGAAAGCGGCAATAACATCATTACTGAAACAGGCGATTATTTGGCGGCGTCTACAACGCCCGCCGTTAATCCAGAGCCTCAGTTTATGCTGCGCTGGTCTGACGATGGCGGCCATACTTGGTCTAATTCACATTGGGCTGGCGGCGGCGCCGTTGGTGCGTATGGCAGACGTATATTCTGGCGTCGGCTGGGTATGACGCTCAAGTTGCGCGACAGGGTTTACGAGCTATCAGGCACTGATCCTATTAAGATCGCAATCATGGGCGCGGAACTTGTTTTGAGTCCGACAAATGCTTAACCTAACCAATATCCCTTCTGCCCGTGTCGTGTTTATCGACCCGCAAACAAACCTTATGTCAAGGTCTTGGTATAGGTTTTTCTTTAATTTGTTTGTGCTTAGCGGCTCTGGCCAGCCCCCAGCGGCGCTTACCGCCATTACGGTAACCGCGTCGCCTTTTGTTTACACCAACACATCAGACTTGCTGGTGGACGTAATCGTCAGCGGCGGGAATGTTTCAAAGCTGGAATTTTCCCGTGATGGTGTTACATTTTTTAACACAGGCAGTTATTATGGGATGTTTGGTTTATCGCCAGGAGATCAACTCCGAGCAACCTATGTAACGCTGCCGACAATGACTCTTGTTCCGAGGTAAATATGACCACTTACTTGACCCCCAGCCCCAAAATGCAATTCTTTGATGCTAATGGCAATCCATTGGCAGGCGGCAAACTGTACAGCTACGCCAGCGGAACAAGCACTCCTCTGACAACTTACACCGATTCAACCGGATTGTCGGCTAACACTAACCCCATCATCCTTGATTCTCGGGGCGAGGCCAATGTTTGGCTTGGCGGTAACAACTACACTTTGACGCTCAAGACGGCCACCGACGTGCTGATCTGGTCGGTTGACGGCGTAAACGGTTCGTTTAATTCGTCCAATATTAGTTACACACCTGCGGGTACCGGCGCTGTTACTACTACGGTGCAAGCCAAATTACGTCAGACTGTTAGCGTCCAAGACTTTGGCGCCATAGGCGACGGCACTACTGACGACACTGCTGCCATTCAAGCCGCCATTAACGCGCTGTCCGCAGCCGGTGTCGGCGGTACAGTTTTGCTGCCTGCTGGCGCGTACAAGATTACCCAGAATCTGAGCATTACTTGGCCTAACTCTACCGATCAGAACTCACCTGGACGCATCACGATGCGCGGTGAAGGCGCTGATCTGTCCTACATCTATGACTATCGTTCTAATGCTTCCGCAGCTACCGGCGGTGCCGTTACGATAGACTTTACGGCTGGGTACGACAACAAATTTTTCACGATGTACTTTGGTCAGTTCAGCCTGATCAAGAAATTCAACGCGACAACCTACGCCAGCGGTAGTTACACGATTGGCGTAGGTACTGGCTTGTACCTAAAAAACATACCTGGCATAGGTGAATTTAACGACATTCGCATCATTGGTTACAACACTGGCGTTGTAATGAACGACTGCCTTGGATTAACGGTAGCCAACTTTAACGTTCAACTAGCCGACATTGGCTTTTTAGTCTCTCAGACATCTTTCTCCGAGCCTACCGCCATGCAGTACAACAACTGCACGGTGGCCGGTATTAAGTCTATTGGTTACCTAATTGTTGGCGGCGGCCCTGTTGCTTTTAACGGCGGCGTGATTGAAACCTGCGGCGTAATGAGTGGCAGCAGCCAAGGTACATCTGGCGGTATCTATTACCAATCCACGGCTTTCGTGCCCACGCAATTGATTGTTGACGGCGTATTCTTTGAGAACAACGGCGGCAACGCTGACATCTACATCAACGCGCCTACTAGCGTCGCAGCCCGTTCTACAAGCAGCATCAGCAATTGTTTGTTTGCCCGTAACAGCAATACGCTGTACACAACCAATAACATTTTTGTCAACAACAATAGCTCAACGGCCACCTTGGTGGTCAACGTTATTGGCAATGGCTTTAAAGGTTTTTCGCCTTACGTTGACAGCAGCTCACGCAAATACATTTCCAGCGGCGGCACCAACGTATCTGGCATCACCATTTACGGTTTGGGTAACTTTTACAACAGCGCAACTGAAACCCCGACAGTTGTCATTGACATAACAGGCGGTGGTGGTGGTTCGCAGAATCTGCAAAGCGTTACAACAATTGGCGCGACCACAACGGTCAATTCAACGTTTAACGGCGTAAACATCGGAACGTACTCCAGCACACCTTCTGTCACGTCATCCGGCACAGCGATGGCGTTGGCAAACTCTACCAACGCCGTTGGTCTTGTGTCTGCTGCTTGGCAAGGTGCAGGCAACAATACCAACGATCTGGGCGCTCCTGGTACAAGCTGGAACAATATTTACGGTACAACTTATCGCATCGGTTCGGGCACGGCAACAATTACGGCGTCCGGCAACAACATCAACCTTAACGGCGTAGCAGCGGCAGTGGCCACAGTTGGCCTTGGCCCTGTCACTACCGATACCTATTTCCTAGGCGGCTCGACCCTTAAATGGAAGTCGCTATACCTAGGTACCGGCGTCATTGATTGGAACGGATACGCAATTGCTGCGCCTTCTGGCGGTACAACAACATTTTTGCGTAATGACGGGACTTGGGTGACTCCTAGCGGGTCAGGCTCTGGGACAGTTACAACGGTAGGCACAGGGACTGGATTAACTGGCGGCCCTATCACAACTACCGGCACCATATCTTTGGCCAATACGGCAGTCACGCCTGGTTCTTACACAACGGCCAACATTACCGTGGACGCTCAAGGGCGCATTACGGCGGCTGCAAACGGCTCCGGCATTGGCACAGTTACTAGCGTCGGCTCTGGCGCTGGCCTAACTGGCGGCCCTGTTACAAGCAGCGGATCGTTGGCTATTGACTACACCTACGCAGGCACTTGGACGGCAAACCAGACATTTAACGGAGTAAACATCGGGACGTATTCCACTGTTCCGTCAATTACTACAAGTGGCACCACAATTGGATTGGCCAACTTCACCAACGCTGTTGTGCTTGTTTCCGCTGCTTTGCGCGGTGCTGGTAACAATACTAACGATCTTGGCGCTTCTAGTTACAACTGGAACAATGTTTACGCAACTACTTACCGAATTGGGTCAGGCACTGCTAATATAACGGCGTCTGGCAACAACATTAACCTTAATGGTGTAGCAGCGGCAGTAGCAACTGTTGGTTTTGCGCCGGTTACAGACGACACCTACTATTTGGGTGGCAGCACGCTTAAATGGAAAGGTTTGTATTTAAGCAACACTGCGGCGCTAACTTGGGGCACATACTCAATTGCGGCTCCTGCTGGTGGAACCACTACATTTTTACGCAATGATGGTACATGGGCAACCCCAGGCGGCTCTGGCATCGGCACCGTGACCAATGTGGCCACAGGTACCGGCTTGACCGGCGGGCCTATCACAAGCACTGGCACCATCTCGCTGAACTTGGCCAGCGTCAACACTTGGACTGGCAAACAAACCTTTAATGGTGAGTTTCAGACTAACACCATTGGCACGGTCAGCGGCGTTGGGCTTGCCCCAGTAACGGACAATACTTATTATTCTGGTGGTAGCACTTTGCGTTGGGCGGGTATGTACACCAACGCGCTAAACACTTTGGGTGTTTTTACTTGGAACAGTTACGCCATACCCGCACCTACGGGGTCAACTGTAACTTTCTTGCGCAATGATGGGACTTGGGCAACACCAAGCGGTTCTGGCATTGGCACTGTTACTAATGTTGCTACTGGCACCGGACTGACAGGTGGCCCAATTACAAGCACTGGTACCATTTCTCTTGCCAATACGGCGGTAACAGCAGGTACTTATACCGCCGCAAATATTACCGTTGATGCGCAGGGACGCATTACTGCGGCTGCAAATGGTTCCGGCGGTGGCAGCGGCACAGTTACATCTATTGCGGCGGGTTCTGGTCTGACCGGAGGAACAATCACTACTACAGGCACCGTAGCAATAAATTTTGCAAGCGCCAATACTTGGACAGTTAATCAAAACTTTAACGGCGCCAACATAGGTACATTCTCAACTGTTCCAAGTGTTACATCTACAGGATCAACAGTTGGATTAGGTAACTCAACTAACGCTGTTATCCTTAACGGATCATCTTGGCAAGGTGTTAGCAATAACACAAATGATCTTGGCGCGTCGGGTTTAAATTGGAATAACGTTTACGCTACAAAGTACAACATAGGTTCTGGGACAGCGTATATCGGCGCGTCAGGAAACAATGTTAGCTTAAACGGAGTTGCGTTTGCAGTGCCTTTGGTTGGTTTTGCCCCAGGTATTGACGATTATTATTATTTAGGCGGTTCAACTTTGCGTTGGGCATCGGTGTATATAGGTTCTGGCGCATTAAATTGGAATACTTATGCTATTCCGGCGCCTACTGGCTCTACATCTACTTTCTTGCGCAATGACGGTACTTGGGCTACTCCAACTGGTTCTACCACCAACGCCGTTACGTTTAACAGCGGCGGCTCCGGCGGTGGCTCGGGCAGCACATTCAACGGCGCGTCTGCGCTGACTGTTTCCTACAACACCGTCGGCGCCCCCAGCACGGGCGGCACCGGCGCTACCGGCACTTGGGGTATCAGCGTCAGCGGTACATCGGCTGGCCTGACTGGTTCGCCTAGCATCACTGTCACCGGCGTTACAGTTGGTTCGGCAACTACGGCGGTCGGCTCCAGCGGCACCAACACGACGCTGGGTAACAACACAGTGTTTGTTTCTCCAAGTGTTGGGTTTGCACCGGCAGTGGACAACAGCTACGTCCTTGGCTCGCCGTCCTTCCGCTGGACTACGGTCTACGCCACCACCGGCACGATCAACACGTCCGATGCCCGCCAGAAACAGCAAGATCGCCCGCTGTCTGAAGCCGAACGCGCTGTAGCCGTCCGCGTCAAGGGTTTGATTAAGACCTTCAAGTTCAACGAGTCAGTGGCTGCCAAGGGCGACGGCGCCCGCATTCACATTGGCGTGTACGCACAGGAGCTGGCCGACGCCTTTGCTGCCGAGGGGCTGGACGCTACCAATTACGGGATGTTCTGCTACGATGAATTGGAAGGCACCGAAATTTACGGCGTGCGCTACGAGGAACTGCTGGCTTTTGTGATTGCGGCGTTATGACCGAAACGCTTGCCCTGCCCGATCAGATGCGCCAGAAGGTGGAAGCGCTTCAAGCTGCGGTATCTCGGATGCCGCAGTATGAGCCCATCACCAAGCATACATTTCACGGCGGTATGTACTGCCGCGAGGTGTTTCGGGAAGCTGGCGTGCTGGTTGTCGGCAAAGTTCACAAAAAAGAGCATTTTTACCTGATTGTGGGCGGTACCGTGGCAATTACAACCGATGAGGGCGTCCAATTTGTGACCGGCCCTCAATTGCTGTGTAGCAAACCAGGAACCAAACGGGCGGTTTACGCCGAAACAGACGCTTTGTGCATGACTTTCCACCGAGTAGAATCGGATAATGTAGAGGATGCCGAAGCTGAATTAGTTGAAGATGACGCGACGTCCATGTTCGCAATCGGCAATCAAATTAAAGCGAAGGAGTTGACATGACATTCTGGGTAGCTGGAGCCGCCGTTGCAGGTGGCCTTATCGGAGCGTCAGGCGCTCGCTCTGCTGCGTCCACGCAAGCGGATGCCGCAACAAACGCGGCCAACATTCAATCGCAATCTTCTGATAAAGCGCTTGCATTACAGGAAAAGCTATACAACCAACAGGTCGGTCTTCAAGAACCGTACCGTCAAGCTGGCCTGACTGGCCAGAACCGGCTGATGGAACTGCTGGGTTTGGGCGGCAACACAGGCGCAACTAACTATGGACAATACGCGCAGAATTTTGGAATGTCTGATTTCCAAGCCGACCCAGGCTATGCTTTTCGATTGGCCGAAGGGCAAAAGGCTTTAGAACGAAGCGCGGCTGCACGCGGTGGTTTGATCTCTGGTAGCGCGCTCAAGGCAACCACGCGCTATGGCCAAGACATGGCGTCGCAAGAATACCAAAGCGCCTTCAACCGCTATCAAACAAACCGCACTAATCAGCTTCAGCCGCTGGGCAATTTGATGGCATCCGGCCAAGCTGCGGCGTCTAACCAAGGCGCGTCTGCGGGCAACTATGGCACCAATGCAGGCAACTTGATTACTGGACAAGGTAATGCAATGGCCAGCGGCATTAACGCAGCCGGTCAAGCGGGCGCCGCAGGTCAATATGGCATGGCCAATACTTTTGCTAACGCTCTTAATACTGGCGCTTCAGCATATCAAAGACAAAACAATTTTAATGATTGGTTAACTAGACAGCCGCAATCACAACCAGGATATAACTATATGTATTCTGATCCTTCTGCTGTTGGCCCATTTCCAGGATAGGAATTAAATCATGGCCGATCTAAATGCACTTATCGCACAAGGCGTGCAATTCAAAGCACCTCCTGATCCGTTTGTTCAGTACGCCCAGATGCAGCAATTGCAGCAAGGCGAACAAGCAAATCAATTAGGTCAAATGAAGATGCAAGAATATCAACGTGGATTGCAAGAGCAAAACGCTTTGCGTAACGTTGTGAGTCAGCCAGGGTTTGACCCTATGAATCCTACGCATCAGGCTAGTGCGTATTCTGCTGCACCAACGCTAGCGCCTGGATTTATTGAAAAAGCATTGGCTACTAGAGAAACTGTTGGCAAAATTGGCAAACTTGGTTCTGAAACAAACGCAGCAACGTTTAAATTACAACTAGAAAAAGCTAATACGGCTATTAAAGACATTACGTCGTTAAACAATCCGCAAGAAGCGGCTGCCAGCATTGATGCGCATCTAGCAAACGGCGACATCACGGCAGATAAAGCAGCGATGTTAAAAAATTCTTTGACTGCTGCGCCTAGTTTTGGCGATTGGCAAAAGAAAATGGTTATGGGCATTTTGGATGCCAAAGATCAATTGACCATGACTGCGCCTAAACCTACTGAAATGCGATTAGGTAATGTAGTCAAGTTGATCGACATGAATCCTAATAGCCCGACATTCAAGCAAGAAGTTTTGCCATCTCAAAGAATAGGATTGTCTCCAGGCGAAGCATCAACCGCAGCCACTGCCGCTGCCCGTTTGGATTTTGATAAAGCTAAAGTTCAATGGGAAAGGGATAACCCTGGCTTTACCATTGAAAAGGTTGGCCAACCTGATGGCACAGAGCAATTTGTTGCAGTTGACAAGAAAACTAGGCAGGCCACCCCAATTACTACAGCCGCGCCACCAACTGCTGCACCGGCTGGCGCAGGCCGTGGCGCTGTTGGCGTAACGGATACAACGGCTGGCATCCCATTGGTCGGCGCGGCTAAAAACGCACAAGCAACTGAAGGCGAACGCAAAGCTGCTACGTTATTGCAACGATTGCAATTCTCGCAAGGCCAACTAATGCAAGCCTTAAAAGAAAAACCAGATGCGGATAAGCCTGGTTTATTTGCGTCTGCCGTCGGAAAGTTGTCTACTACTGGCGAAAATCTGCTTAATTCTGCTGAAAGGCAAAGAGTGCAAGCAGCTCAGTTAGACATTCTTGATGCCGCCTTAACCCTTGGTACCGGTGCTGCATATACCAAGGAACAGCTTGAGGGGTACAGGACTTCATACTTCCCTGCTTATGGGGATGAGCCTGCAACGGTTTTGGATAAGCAATTGCGCTTAAAGAACGTTATTGATGCTGCCAAAACTGCCGCTGGCAGAGCTGCTAAGTTAGTGCCTGCTGCACCGGCTGCTGCTGGTGGAGGCTCCGCTAGAGAAGCCGCCGACAAGATACTTGGACTTTGAGGTAAAAAATATGGCTACCGCTGACCAATACGCTCAATGGATTGTCAATAATGCAGGCAAAAAAGGAACGCCTGAGTTTGATACGGTTGCAAAAGCCTATCAAGAAGCCAAAGCATCTGAAGGCTCGGCTGCGGCTCCTGCTGCCCCAAAACAAGATGGCGGTTATGACTTTGGTAAAACGTTATCAAATGCGCTGCCTAGTCTTTACCAAAACACCATTGGCGGTTTGTCTCAGGTAGTAGCTCATCCGTTGCAAACCGCGCAAGCCTTGGGCGATGTTGTCGCCGGTGGTGTTTACAAAGCATTGCCAGGCCCAGTACAGCGCGGTTTAACAGCGATTGAGCAGTCGCCATACAACCCTCTTGGCGATCCAGCAGCCTTGCAACGCGCACAGAATGTAGCCGGCGCCATTGGTCAGGACTATGCAACAACGTATGGGACAGGCGCAGGATTTCAAAAAGCTATGGAACAAGACCCTTTTAGGGTTGTTGGCGATTTATCAACCGTGTTAGGTGGAACTGGTCTTGCGCTTAAAACTGCCAATACTGCGGGAAAAGTTGGTCAAGTAGCTAATGCTTTGTCTAAGGCATCTGAGCTCACCAATCCTATGAACGCTTTAATCAAGCCAGCGGCAGCGGTCATTAGTCCAAATGTTTCCCCACAAATTCAATCTTTAATGAAAGAAGGCGTCGTACCTACTGCCGGTCAGATTTTGGGTGGCGGCTACAAACGCGCAGAAGAAGCCTTAACCAGCGTACCAGTTCTTGGCGATTTTATTAAGAGCGCACAAAACAGGGCTGCGCAGCAAGTTAATACTGCCGCATTTAATCGTGCTCTTAAACCTATTGGTGAGAAATTACCAGAAGGCGTTGTTGGCCGTGAAGCTGTGCAATTTGCATCCGATAAATTGGATGATGCTTACGGTAAATTGCTGCCTAAGATGACTGTTATGCAAGATGCGCCATTTCAAACTGAAATTGCTAATTTAAAATCCGCAGTTCAGACTGGCGCAATTGATCCTAAAGCAGTCAATTTCTTCAACAATTGGGTTGACAGCAATGTGCTTGGCAAGTTTCAAGGACAGGCAGCAATTACCGGCAAGACATTAAAGGAAGTGCAGAGCGACTTGCGTGAGACGATTAACCGTTTAAGCGCATCAACTGATGCAGACCAACGTCTTATTGGCGATGCTTTAAAAGAAACTCAAGACCAGGTTCGCCAATTAGTCAGAAGAAGCAACCCCCAATTTGCTGACGAATTAAAAGCTATAGACACAGGTTATGCCAATTTCAAGCGCGTTGAACGTGCTGCTAGTGGCCTTGGATCGGAAGAAGGAATTTTCTCACCGGCTCAATTGCAAAGTGCTGTGAAAGCAATGGACAAGAGCAAGGATAAAGGTAAATTCGCCAAGGGCGAGGCGTTAATGCAAGATTTGTCAGAAAACGCAAAGATTGCATTGGGCAACAAAGTGCCTGATTCTGGTACGCCATACCGAGCCCTAATAGCTGCTCTTGCGGCCTCGGGTGGAGCTGGAGCAGCAGGGTTCCCAGCAGTTGCTACAGCATTAGGCGGCCTTACGGCGTCACCATTGCTGTACTCGGCGCCAGGCCAAAAAATGGCGGCTACATTGCTTGCTCAAAGACCAGCAGGCGCTAACACATTGGCTAACTCACTAAGAACAAGTGACCAAGTTAAGTTAGCCGCATTACTGGCCGCGCAGGCTGGCAACAGACAAAACGCACTGGCACCATGATGGATCAGCAAACTATTAATATCATCATTGGCGCGTGCTTGACCGTGGCCGGTTGGTTTGCCCGTGAATTGTGGGCAGCCGTGCAAGAGTTGAAAACCGACTTGGCCAAGCTGCCGCTGGTCTACGTTACCCGCGGGGATTACAAGGACGATATGCGCGAGGTCAAGGAAATGCTCGGCAAAATTTTTGACCGGCTGGAAAACAAAGCTGACAAATGATTGACCCGATCACCGCCTTTGCGACAGCGCAAGCCGCCGTAAAGGGGGTGCAGGCCGCCATCAAGCTGGGCAAGGACATCCACGCCATCACTGGCGAGGCAATGAAGTTCTTTGAGGCCAAGGATGTCGTCCAGCGAGAGGCGTCCAAGCCCAAGGGCACCTTCGCCAAGTCGGACACGGCGCAAGCCTTTGAGATCGTCATGCAGGCCAAGATGCTCAATGACGCCGAGAAGGAATTGAACAACTGGATGGTGATGTCTGGCCACGCCGATCTGTGGCAGCAACTTTTGATTGAGCGCAACAACATCATTCAAAAGCGCAAGAAACAAGAAATTTTGGACGAGCAGCACGCTGCGGCTAAGAAAAAGGAAATGGACGAGTTAATCAACTGGCTTCTTGGCGGCGCAATTGTTATTTTGGTTTTGGGCCTTGTCTTTTGGTGGCTAACACTTTTAATGGGGAAATAAATGAGTGAGGAAAAAATTCAGAACATGGAAGCCAAAGGGCAACTGATTGAAAAGATCACGTTTGCTTTATTGCCATTGTTATTCTCCTGCGTGGTCTACTTAATGTCGGCATTGTCAAACTTGGCCCATGAAGTCACCATCCTTAACAGCAAAATTAGCCTAGTTGTTACCAGCGACAACAAGCAAGCAAGCAACACTGGAGCAGAACTTGCACGGGAAAAACTACGTCAGGACTTGGAAAAAGAAATCCAACGCAACCGTGACCAGATTGCAGAGAACAGGATGCATATTGCAATCCTTGAAGAAAAAACTACAGTGAACCGTCCCATCAAAAGCCTAACTGGAAAAGACTAAACCATGCTTACCATCCTATCAACTCTAATCTCCTTCCTGATGGGCGGCTTGCCCAAGCTGCTGGATTTCTTCCAAGACCGGCAGGACAAACGCCACGAACTGGATTTGGCCCGGATGCAGATTGAGCGGGAGCTTGAGTTACGCAAGGCTGGGTTTGAAGCACAGGAGCGAATTGAGCAGATACATAGCGCCCAGCTTGAGATGGAAACCACCGCCAAGGGCAACGAGAACCTCGTAAACGCCCAAGTGGCCGAGATGAACGCCATCTACCAGCACGACGAGTCGCTAAACGAGGGAACCAGCCAGTGGATGAAAAACCTCCGCGCAGGTGTCCGTAGCTTTATTACTCTTGGATTCTTCGCCCTGCTATGCTTTGTGGACATCGGCCTGTTCATCTACGGCTACAACAACGGCGTGCAGTTCCCTGTGTTGGCTGAGAAGCTGTGGGATTCCAACACCCAAGCGTTGTTTGCTTCAATTATTGCGTTTCACTTTGGCGGCAGAGCGTTCGGCAAATGAAAGTCTCGGACAAAGCGCTGGGGGTAATTAAGCACCATGAAGGTGTGCGCCAGCGCGCATACCGGTGCCCCGCTCGCCTTTGGACAATTGGTGTAGGCCATGTGCTGTACCCTGAGCAAGGACGATTGAAACTGGAAGAGCGTGATGGTTTTGCCCTGCGCCCAGAGGATGATAGGGTTTTCCCTATGGAGGAAGTAGATGGAATACTTGCAGCAGATTTGGCTAGATTTGAGCGCGGGGTCGAGCAGTTCTGTCCTGTCCCTCTTACACAGGGTATGTTTGATGGGCTTGTTAGCTTCTCTTTCAACGTGGGTCTTGGGGCACTCCAGCGTTCTACGCTTCGCCAAAAGCTGCTTCGCGGGGATAAGGCGGGCGCTGCGGACGAATTTCTCAAATACTGCATGGCCGGGGGCAAGCCGCTAAAAGGGTTGCAAAACCGGCGGATTGACGAACGGGCATTGTTCTTGGGCTCCGCTTGAGTTTAAGCGGGGAATGACATAAAATCTTGGCGGGCGAGTGCTGCCAGGTCTAGTTAAGCGCCGGACTGCCGAGTGCCGTCTTTTCTAACCCGCATAAATTCATCGGCTAGATTAAACGCCACTGAAACAATTAAATCGTACGGCCCTTCCCGCATCAATAACCCCATCATAGCAAACAGTGCTGCCATGTCGTGCAAGTTTTGTTCGTGATCTGTTGGTTCAATTTCTTTTTTCATACTTTACTCTTAATGTTTTTGTGGTCATGGGCGCCAGCGCGTGGCGTGTCCATGTTTGGTGATTTGTAGACCGGCTGCTGCCAGATGCTGATGGATAACGGTGGCGCCTCACCTGGTAGTTTTTTGCGCGGTGCCCAAGGCATCATTAGGTTAAGGGCTTTGCGCTTAGAGTCAGAGCCCTGCGGGAAACGTCCGTATTCAGCCATTGTTCTTCTCCTTCAGTCTAGCTAAGCACCATGCAACGCCTTGGTCAAATACGTCGGGCATATCTTCAATTTCTTTCCAATCCTCATCTGTCAGCCCCACCCAAGGGCGCTGTTGTGGGGTGATGTATAGGGGAACGGTGTTCTCTCCTATGCCGTGGGTGGCCCTTGCCTCCCACACAGAATTAGCCCAAGCCTCAAGCTCTTGCGCTGGCTGTGCCAACTTGTCCCGCGCTGCTGCTTTTTTGCTTTGATAGCCTGTCATGTTGTTCCCCTTGCGCGGATGGTGGTCGCTACTCTGCTTCCATATATTTTTGTTCCTGTTGGTAAATGAACGTCGCAGACAGTTTCCTCTGCTATCTTTGCACACTCTTCACGCTCGTGCGCTGCTATCAAAGCGGCAAACTTTTCAAGATGACTTATATGAACGTCCATATCTGTTTTATAAATATTAGAAAACCACATATCGCCATCTTGTTCCATCCCCGCTTGCTTTGCTAGTTCCATGATGTTCATTTAAACACCGCCGCTACAAGCATTGACGCACCCACCACAAAGATCACCCACACGATCAAGCCTTTGATTTGCTTCACAAACTGCGCGTAATCGCTAGGCTCGGGCTCGTCGTACTCCCAGTCCTTTTGCTTGCGGTGTATGTATGCTTTGTCTGCTTCGTTCATTTGTTGCGCTCCTCAAGCATTGCGTCTGCCATTTTGTATGAGGCTGCGGCAACCCAACCCCAGCCAGAACCGTGGATATCGTCTTCGTAATCAACTCCAGTAGCAAGCAGCCCCTGCATAGCTAACCCAGCAAAGTGGTCGCGCAGCGTCATGTCCTTTGCGTAGCCGCCTGTCTTGATGTGCCATTCAGTGTAGGCACCTGCCATCACAATGTTGTCTTTCATTGTTTGTACTCCTTCAATCGTTCGTTAAGTCGTTCAATTCGCTTCTCGTTGTACGCCAGCACTGCCGTTGCGTACTCGGTGGCGCCCTCTGCTTCCAGGCGGTCAAGGTGGGCTTGCGCCAGCTCTCGAATAATCAGCTCGCGTGGGGTCATGTCACGCCAGTAATCCCTAAATAGTCTAATAAATTTCATTCAGTTTTCTCCAATATTATCCGCGCCTTGCGGTGTTTGATTTCGTCTTTCACAATGTCGATTGCCTTCTCCATCACCTCAACTGTTGTCACTTCAATCTGGGCGTCGTGTATTTCCATACCCAAGTTAATAGCGGTCAATTCCTGACCCTTTACAACAAACCGATACTCTCTGTCTATCCCGCGCCTAGAGACGGCGTAAAGGGCGTCCTGTGCCTCTCTAAGCTCCTCCTTGTACTCATCACCAATACCAAGACGCTGGAGTGCCTCGGCAACGTTAAAGGCGCCAATGATTGCGTCAATGTCCTCGCGGTCGGCAATACCCTTTCTCAGCGCGTCAATTGCGTGATGGTTCTTGATCTGCACGTTGACGATCCCGTTTTGCGAGATGGGTTTAAATCCGTTGATAACCCAAGCCACGGGATTGGGAAGCTGGGGCCGTGGGCGGTATGAGCTGCGCTTTCTCATCGTTTCAACGCCATGATTTCCATCTCTAAATCCTTGCAGTGGGATTTAAGCTGGTCATACTCATAGTTGAGGTCGGCTATCGTGCGGGTGGTCTGCGTCCTAGCAAGACGTTCGCCGGCAACATAACCGATCAGCGTGCCTTGGGTGGCCGCCTTGCGCACTAGGTCGCGGACATCTTTGCTAGTTATCAGGCCGACGGCGCCAGCAGGCGGGGAAAGCTGGTCAACTAGCTCATCAATTTGTAGCTGCATAGATTCGGACATATTCAGACTCCATAAACAAGTAAGAGGGCCAAGCCGACGCCGATGGCCGTAGCCAAAGCAACGTCTAACCACTTTTGGGCAGTGGGTTGGATGGTGTAGTGTTCGCGGTAGCGCATGGTTTTCTCCTGTTGGCGGTTGTTGATAGGGTGCATCCTAAATGCAAATTGACTAAGTAATCAACGCATTTTAGTAGGTGTTTACCCTAGTTTGTGCAAAATAATTGTATTTGTAGTCAAAAAACCTCGCTAGAATGGACTCATTCGTCAATTTAAGGGGTTAAGGCACAATGGTTACAACAACTGAGCAAACAATCGGCGCCCTGCGCCAAAAAGCCAAGGAGCATGGGTTTCGCATGGCAGACATAGCCCAGCAGGCAGGCGTAGACCCAGCCCAGCTATCGCGCTGGGCCACGGGTAAGGTAGTCCCGCTGCACTCCAACATCGTCAAGCTAGAACAGGCCGTGGACGCAATGATTGCGGCAAAGGCACCGGCATGATAGTCATGTCAATTGACCCAGGTCTTAGCGGCGCTGTTGCGGTGTTCCACGACGGCGAGCTCATGCAAACCATAGATATGCCCACGCATACCTTGACGCGCAACCAAGCAACAAAGCGGCAGGTGTCGGCGTCGGGGTTGGCTGACCTGTTTATAGCCCATAAGCCTCGGCACGTTGTAGTTGAAAAGGTACACGCTATGCCTGGTCAAGGCGTAACGTCTATGTTTTCCTTTGGGCGCAGCTTTGGGGTCATTGAAGGCATACTTGCAGCCCTGATACTGCCAGCTACCTACGTCACGCCATCAATATGGACAAAGGGGATCGGCAGGGGCTACGGAAAAGATGCGTCACGGGCTCGGGCGTGCGAGCTGTTTCCCCAGCATCAGAAGATGTTTGCTCGGATCAAGGACGATGGCCGCGCTGATGCTGCCCTGATCGGGGCATGGTTTTTAAAGGGTGAAAAGTGAACCTCCACGACCTACGAACACTGCGCGAGCACGCCGTTTATTTAGGCCAGCAATTGGAATCCGAGCGCGAGAACTCTAGAAACAAGACCCAATTCCTAAAGCGCCTTGTCCACCCCGAGGACTTGGGGCACGCCGTATCAGCCGAGGTACGCAACCTCGCGTATCAATTACTCATCAACGAAAGCAGCGAATGAAACAACTGATCCTACGCCCATCATCAGCAGCACGCTGGATAGCTTGCCCTGCCTCTGCCCGTTTATCAGAGAACGTACCCTACGAACCCGCAGGCGAGGCCGCGCAGATAGGTACAGCAATCCATGCCCTGTCCGAGCTGTGTTGGCAGCTTGACCAAGACCCTGAGTCCTACGTCGGCAAGATGATTGAAGGCATAAAAATAACAGCGGAGAACGCAGCGTTTGCTCGGGCGCACGTTGAGACCGTCAGCAACCTTAAGCAAGAACTTGGCACGGTCAAGGTGGAGCAGTACGGCGTTGCCTACGAGAGCTTGGCCGCCAAGGTCGGCGGGACTGCGGACGTTGTGGCGTACAACCTCAATCAATCCATTATGGAGATTGCTGACCTAAAAACAGGGCGTATGTGGGTGGATGCAGACTCAGCGCAGATGAAGATTTACGCGCTGGGCGTAATGCGTAAGTTAGTCAAGACGTTTGACACTGTGCGCCTAACGATTGTTCAGCCCCAGGCTGGTGTAAACCGCACGCACGAAATGACGGGCGATGAGCTATTTGCTTGGGGTGAGACGGTACTGGTGCCTGCCATCAAGGCTGCGGTATTGGGCACTACAGAACCTACGCCGTCAAAGGATGCCTGCCAATACTGCCCTGCTAAGATGATCTGCCCAGCTCAGACCAGGGCGTTGGCAGAGGTGCCAGTAACAATGGACGTGAAAACATTGACGCCTGACCAGGTGGCTGACCTGTTGGACAAGGCCGATCTGATTGAGGACTTTATCGCAGCCCTGCGCAAGCAAGCTACTAAGACGCTTACAGAGGGCGGTGTACTGCGGGGCTGGCAGATGGCGCCCAAGCGTGCAACGAGGGCATGGTCTAAGGAAGCGGATGCAGCGCAGGTGCTGCGCGATGCTGGCATCCCCGAAAATCAAATATTTGAGACATCAATTATTTCACCTGCTGCCGCAGACAAGTTGCTCGGCAAGGACAGGAAACAAGTTTTGGATAGCGTGACCACGAAAGTATCGTCGGGGCTTACGCTGTCTAAATCCCGTGGGCTAGGCGAGAGCACAGCCCTTTAAAAACTCTGAAAGCTAAATGCAAATGCTAAATCTATCTTCTGGCAGCGGCTCTGGTAACTACATCCGCTTTTCGCCCCAAGCTAACGCTTGGACTAACAACAACAACGAGGAAATTGAACTTAAAAAAGTGGTGTTTGACATCGACAACATCAAGACAGGCTGGCTCTTACTTGGTGTAGGTGTACGCGATTGGGTGCAAGATGAGAGTGTTGGAAAGAAAGGGCCGCAGCCCAGCCCCGAACACAAACGAGGATTTCAAGTTGTCTTGTACAACAAAGAGATCGGTGCAGCTGAATGGTCTAGCAACGGTGTTGGCCCCAACATGGGATTGGAGCAGATGTACAAGGCTTGCGCAGCCGAGCGTGCCGCTAACCCTGGCAAGCTGCCGGTATTGCAGTATGGGCACTCTAAGGCCGAGAAAATCGGCAAAGGCACGACTCGGATTCCTATCTTTGTGTTGACGGGTTGGGTTCCTCGGCCCGCGGGATTGGATGCTGTAGCCGAGGAAGCTGTGCCAGAGCCAATCCAACAGCCAGTTCGTAAGCAGGCACCCAAGGCTGCTGTCGTGGAGGACGACGAGATTTTCTAAGCGGTACAGTGCCGCGCCGGTGGGTTGATCTCCACCGGCTTTTTTTTCCTCTAAAAATAGAGACCAAATAATGGACACAGAAACAATAGCCAAGGCGCTGGGCAACGCCAAGAAGGTCAATGGATCATGGGTGGCATCATGCCCCGTACCTGGCCACGGCAGAGGCAACGGGGACAAGAACCCTAGCCTGTCTATCTCAGAATCAGAGGGCAAGGTCTTATTCCATTGTCACGGCGGCTGCGACCAGCGGGACGTGTTTGACTCGGTACGCGAGCGCAACTTGCTACCCACAACGCCCAAGCGGGAGGAGATTAGCTTTACCCAGCATCAGGCGCCGGTATTGCAACAGGAATGGGAATACACGGCAGAGGACGGCAGCGTCTTATTCACTAAGCGCCGGTATAAAACAGCAGACGCCAAGGGTAAGACGTACTCAATACACAGGGTAGATGCCAACGGCAAGCGGACGGCGGGATTAAAAGACACCAGAATTGTGCCCTACCGCCTGCCGGAGATGCTGGTAGCCAAAGCAGCGGGACGCGCAATCTACTTGGTGGAGGGCGAGAAAGCAGCCGATGCGCTCATCAGCATTGGCGCGGTGGCCACCACAAGCCATACGGGTGCAGGGTCATGGCCCGAGGATATCACCCAGTATTTCGCGGGCGCCAACGTCGTGATAGTGCCTGACAACGACGAGCCAGGCAGAGCATATGCGAAAAAGGCTATAGCCAAGCTTCTACCCGTGGCTAAGTCAATCAGGTACTTAGACCTTAATCTCATGATGGAAGGCGACGATGCCTATGAGTGGGTCAACGACATGGCGGGCACAAGGACTGAGCTTGCAAGCCTAGCCAAGAAGTCGCCAGTCATTACCGAGCCGGCAGAGGAGCCAGTTCCAGAGCCCATGCCTGACATGGACACATACAACCCTACGCCGCAGCTCCTAAACATTGAGGCATGGGACACCATAAAAGACGAGCCGGTCAGCTGGATCATTGAAAACGTATTGCCTGACAAAGGATTTGCAGCCCTGTACGGCCCGCCAGGCAGTTACAAGTCGTTTGTGGCGCTGGACATAGCCGAGGCTGTGGCCACGGGAAGGCAATGGATGGGCAACGAGATTGCATTGGCGGGCGCCGTAATCTACATTGCCGGCGAGGGGCACGGCGGTATCGGGGCGCGGATTAAGGCGTGCAAGATACATAACAAGACGCAGGACGGGGCAGATATTTACGTCATTAGGCACCAGCTCAACCTCAGATCAAGCGCGGACGACTTTAACCTGCTGATGGAGTCGATTGACAACCTGATAGAGCAGACAGGCATCCAATTGCGCTTAGTTCAGATAGATACGCTGGCTCGAGCATTCGGTGGCGGCAACGAAAATGACAGCCAGGATATGGGTGCATTTATCCATAACACGGGAAGAATGCAGCGCAAACTGGGCTGCGCGCTCATGGTTTTGCACCACTCAGGTAAGGACGCCACCAAAGGATTGCGCGGTCATAGCTCATTACTAGGCGCCGTGGACACGCAACTCGAGCTGCAGAAACTTGACGTAACAGTCAAGAAGGACGGTGTAGCCGGACAAGGAATCATCACCATAAGCAAGCAAAAGGACGGTCAGGACAACATCAAATTTGGGTTTGAGATGGTGCAAATTAACACCAGCGGCGGGCTAAACCTGGGCGAATCCCTTTCACTAGCGGTCAAGGAGCATCAGGAAATGATTGACGAACAGCACAAGAAACCTAAGACGCCACCAATAAGAACAGGGGCTGGCGGCATCCAAAAGCAGGCTTTGGACGCCTTGCACAAGGCGATTGCAGAGCACGGCGAGATGAGAATAATTGACGGAAAGCGCAATAAATCAATCTACACTGAGCAGTGGCAGCAAGCGTTTGAGGCGGCCCAGATGGACAAAGCAGGCATCAAAAGGCGGTTTACGAGGTGCGTTCAGAGCCTTCAAAACGCCAAAAGGGTGGAAGTTTTTGATCCTTTTGTGTGGGTGATTTGGGACGATAGTGACCAAAATGGCGGGGACTTTTAGCCGTTTTTGGGCGGCTAAAAAGGTTACAGATTTGATTAGTGACAAATGGAGCCAAATGGTGAGCCAAATGGACGGATGAGAGGAAAAACGTGAAATTTGCCAAATGGGACAAATGGGACAAATGGATGCCAAATGGATGCCAAATGGTGAGCCAAATGGAGAAAAATGGTGGTTTGCATAGATTTGGTGCAGTTTTGCCAAATGGGAGAGCGTATGTCTTAATATACGCTCCCATTTGGCAAATTACCAAATGCCCGAGGTTGTGTTTTTTAGGATGATGTGATGGCTACAAATAAGCGTAAAGTTTTGACAAGTATTGAGGTCAGGCAGCCGAGCTTTCCAGCGGATCGGTTTGAGTTGTTTAGGAATGCGGTTTTGGTGGAGTTGGAGAATCGGAAGAAAGACCATGATGCGAAGTGGGGTATTGATAGATTGATTTGGTTGGTGAGTACCGAGTTGCGGGAAAAGGTCTGGGCGCAGCTCCAGCGGGTTTACCTAGCTCAAGAGTCGCGGGACGACGAAAGGATGGCCAAGGCGGTTAGCGGGATGTGCAAAGCCTACGACGCTATGGAGGCTTGGGCGACAGAGAACAACGTGGAGCAGGTAGCCGATGTACGCCAGATCGAATGGCGGCAGCCGGACGGGGTAATCTTTGTGGTGGTGCCCGACGAAAAGGCGAAAAAGGTTTATTTGCAGAATTGGCCAGGCACTGCGGACAGGATTGTTTGGACAATGAAAGAAATTGCGATAATAGTCAACAAGCAGGCAGAGGGACAGATCAACGAGCTAAAACGGCAATGGCCAGGCAGTCAGCTGGTTTCGGTCGGCGGGCCTAGCGGGTTTGATGACATGGACAATGACATTGATATGGTGACGCCGAGCAAGACGCCAAAACTGTTTGATACAAAAGCCTTTGCAAAGGCTTAAAACGTGCCAAATAGCCGTTTGGCGGTGTTTGGCGGTACTTGGGTGCTGATTGTGGGCAAAGTGGCAGCATCAGCGGCAAAAGGGCAAAGTGGCAACGTTATGCGCTTTTTGCATACATTTTAGATAATTACGCGCACGCGCTGGGGGTAATGAGTGAAAACAGCAGCCGAAAAGATGACAAAAACAGGTGCAATCATGGGCAGACCAGTGAAATGGCCGCCCGAGCATCCAGTTTGGCGGGAGATTATTGGTCGCGTTTCGGCTGGCAAGGCGCTGTCAACGGTGCTAACTGAGCCTGGTTATCCGACTTGGGGCGGCTTTCACGCAATGATTGACCAAGACGCCGAGCTCAAGATGGCCTATGAGAAGGCCGTCCAAGACCGCGCAGACAAGCTGGCTGACGAGATACTGCAGCTCTCTGATGAGCAGATGCCCGCGGGGCTGGAAGGCGCTATGGCGTCTGCCTGGGTGCAGCAAAAGCGGATGCAGGTGGACGCGCGCAAGTGGATCGCCAGCAAGCTCAAGCCGAGGACGTACGGCGACCGCATTGACATGACGGTGAGAGACGAGCGCATCAGCGTGCTCGGCGCGCTCGAGGCGGCGCAGGCCAGGGTGCAGACATTGCAACTGGACAACGTCACCGACATCACGCCCAAGGTTGTGGACAAGTCTAGCTGATACGTTTGTACTTTATACAACGGGCGTTATGTTAAGTACAAGGGCTGTGGATAACCCTGTGGACAACCCTACCCTTGGGCGCTTGGCACGGCTCTTGCCCACCCGCCAATCCCGCCGAGGCCCCCCCTAGGGCCGACGGCAAAGGGCCAAGGAACGGGTGGGTTCACGAACAATTTTTATTTTTTATAAATTTGTGGTAAAAACCGCCCTATGCCCATATCCAACGCCCTAATCCAAGCCACGCCCCGCAACGCGCTCCTTGGTGGGTTGTCCGACTTTCTTGCGCAGAGTTACTCGCCAGAGCGTACGCAGCATATGCAGGGCATAGCTAAGTTTTTAAGTGCGCCTGAGATCAGCCGAACGCTAGATAGGTTGTCTTACGGCGAGCCCCTGACCACGGGAGCCGGAGGGCTTGGCGGCACGACAAAGTTTAACAATGACGCGCTGGATGCGATGATGGCTGTGGCGCCGATGGTTGGGCCTGGTGCCAAAGCCGTTGGCCAGGGAGCGATGATGGCGGGCCGCGCCGGTGAGCGCTTGGCTGAGAAGGTGGTTCCCCAGATCATGGAGCGCGGCGGGCTGCCTGCTGAGATGCTTGGCGCAATGGGACAGAATACGCAGTCAATGGCAATTAAACCTGTTGGCGCGTTTGATCCTAGGTTTGACAATCGGGCGCTAGAAAAATTGAAGCTGGGTTCAATGACAACTGACATTGTGCCTACGCAAGCCGCCGCCAAACCTGCGGTGTCGTTAGCTGATTTTGAAGGCAGACCATTTATTACAAGTATGTCCGACAGAACGGCTGCTGGCGGCAATTTGATAGGCATTAATGACGTCAAGTTTAATCGGCCTGTTGAATTAAAAGGCGGTCAGGATTTTATGTTTAATAATCCTGGGCAGGTTTGGGCTTCTGCGCAAAATCCTGTTAATGCGATTATGAAGCAAGCCAATGAGATTAAATCTGTTACGGGACAGAACCCATTATTTTTACCATGGCGTATGGCCCCAACTGGCGGCGACTTTGCGGCCATGACTGGGGAATCTATGTTGGCGTATGCTGACAGCGCAATGAATAAGGCTCAGAAAAAATTATTAGATAAATCTATTAAGCAATATATTCCAGAATGGGCTGGAGTTTCTAGCCCACAAAGCGTAGACCAGTTTCGCGGGGCCCCAGATCAAGTTCGCAAAGCATTGAAAGGGATGATGGATGTCAACTTCCGCAATAGTGGTGGCTTAAACATTGGCCAGGCAAGGTTGTCGATAGCTGACCCAGCTCAATTGATGGCGCCTGATGCTGGGGTTATGAATGTCGGAGAAATATTTTCCGGCCAACCAATGGTAATGCAGTCTGGCCATCCTTCATATCCTCGCGGCGTGCCTGGACAGGGATTGGGCGTATTATCTGAAGATAGGAATATTTTTGAATTAATGCCGGAAGTTGCTCGAGCTCGAGGCATTGCAAATCCAACAATGCCTGGCCAAACAGATATTAGAGCACTTCAAATGAAGCCATATTCTGGAGTAATTACTAATGAATTACTTAAGAAACTTGGTTATTAAATAAAAA